GCCGGGTTCACTACATCGTAGTAGCCACCGCCTCGATGCTTCAGTACGTATTCGGCCTGAGGCAGCGGTCCCGATTCGGTCACTTCAGGTTCGGGTTCCCCGCCAATCATTTCGTAGTTATCGACCTGCATCCCGAACACGTCGGCGTCGCAATCCACCAACTCGCCGGTATGGGGATCCAGGAGGGGCTGGCCCGGTTTGACCGAGATCCAGCCCGTCCCAGGAACATACACCCGATGAAGTCCAGTACGTTCTTTACGTTTCCAATTCGCCATGGTTTCGTCCTCCTCGTGGTTACGTTTCAGTCACTCCCCCGTCATTACGCAGACAGGACGGTGATACCGCAGTTACCGTTCTGGTCAGCACGAATCTGCGGAACCATAATGGTCATGACCTTGTAGTCAGTAACCAAACCGCCCATGGAATCCCACTCGACCGTGGTAATGGCCATACCCTCGACAATCCGAACGGTGTCCTCAGTCATCTGAACCAGGACGCACTTGTTGGCCGGGAGCTTGTCCACCACCTTGACGTCCTGAATGCCACCGATTTCGAGAATACGCTGACGGATAGTCTTATCGCTGTTGGCCTTGAAGTCGTCGTCCAGCACGGTCTCATAGGCGGTGGGGACGTACAGGACCCACGGGCCATAGTGCCGTGCGTCGATGCTGGCCTGCTTCATGGCCCGGACGTCGTCCAGGATGTCTTCGCCGGTCTTGGACGAGGCATCCCAATTGGTGGACAGGGTAACGGTATTGCGCTGCGGATGATCCAGGTAACCGTAGATGGTTCCACCACCGTAGGTGAAGCTGGAAGTGCCGTTAAACAGCATATCCTCGATCTTCTCGGACACCACCCGAGCAGCCATCTGGGCCGTGGTGGTATCAAGAGGCTGCCCGGTAGTCCGGGAGGCCGCCAGCACGCGAGCGTTGAAGCTGAAGTCCTTGTGAACGATGGGCAGCGGGAGGTACTTCAGCTCGTAGTTCGGCCGATCCTTCTGGCTGGGCGTGATGGCGTCCATGGTGATCTCGGCGCCGGTCAGTTCCGACAGGTCCTCGTATTCCAGGACGGTCTTGGCCAGGCCGTTACCGATCCGGTACACCAGGTTACGCGCATACAGGTCCGCTACACCAACCAGTCGTTCCTGGGCGGCCTGGACGACGGCGGTATCCAACGCCTTCCACTCATCCTTGCGGAGAGTGGCGTTGGCGAACACCCGAACCGCCTTGGGCTGCCCATTCACCATCTGGGTGATGTAGGTGTTGCCGTCACTGCCGACCCAGGGTTTGAGAGCCAGCGGGTCCATCCCGTTGACAAGCAGCTTCTGGGCCACCGGACCCATCGCTTTTCCATTGAGAATGAAATCATGCATGTTATTCCCTCCTTGTTATGTTATTGAAAACCGTTACGCCACTTCGATCTTGATCCGGGCAGTGGAAGAGGTCGTGGTGACCGCCTCCAGCGCATACCCGACGATGGAGTTGACCGCCTCGACCACGCCGGCGGAATTGGCCGGTACATGCTTCTGGAGCGTACCGTCGCCAGCCGACTCCAGCGGATCGCCGATGTCGATGGTCTGGTTGGTGGCAAGAACGGCGTACACCTCGGAGCCACGTTCCATCACGTTGTACTGGACGCGATCGTTGGCCGCGTAGTCGTTGGTGATCGTCTTGCCCTGGAGATCATCTTCTACTGCGAAAGCCTTCTGCGCATTGCCGCCGGCCGTGCCATGCGGTTGCAGCTTGCCGGTGGAGATGACTTCCACCAGGTGACCGGGGGTGATGGTGGCATTGGCGATCCGCTCCTTACGGATGCCATGCCCTTTCAGGATGATCGTGTTGCTCATTGTCGTATCCCTCCTTCAGTTCAGTTCTGAATTACTTGTTGTCGGCCCCAAGATTGATGGTCACGGGGACGTAAGCCTCTTCCTGGACGTCGGTGTTGACCTGGACGGTGCCGCCGACCTGACCCGCGTAATTGGGGACGGTCGGAGTGGACGCGGTCTTGGTCGCTTCCGCCATCACAGCCAGCTTCTCCAGTACCTCATCCTGCATGACCTTCAGCTCGTCCTCGGTGAACTGGTTGGACTCATTGCCCAGAATGGTCTGGATCTTTTCCTTACGCCACCGATCAAGCTGACGGAGACCGGCGTTCAGGACGGCGCGAATCTCCGGCGGGGCCGAGTTGATGTAATCGGCCAGCGAATTTCCACCGCTATCAACCGAACCGTCCTGGTTGGGGGTTACCCCTTCCCCAGTTCCGGCCGTAGCGTTATCGACAGAATCGCCAGCAGAATCACCACCAGCCGGTTCTGGTTCGGCGGCCTGGGCCAAAGCCTCGATCTTGCCGAACTGGTCCTCATTCAGGCTTTCCAGCCACTCCCGATCCTGTTCCGTGTACGGGGTTGCCTCGTTGTCGATGAGAGCCGCCACCCGCTTGGGGCAGCACGGTTTCACGTCCTTGTTCATGTCGATTTCCTCCTTTGAGTTGTTGATGGGGACGTATTCCACTTGCTTCTTGACTTCCGTCCGGTCGTCAGCCAGAACGATATTATCATTCTGGTCAACCATGTACGACTGTTTCCAGATGCGCATCCCTTCGTTGAATTCTTCCCGATAGATCACATACCCGTTGAACACCTCCTCTACATAATGGATTTTGTGCGGCCCGTTCTCCGATTGACGGGGTTGATCCATCTCGTCGATGATGCGCTGGAGCTGACGAACCCGCTGGGACAGGCTGAGTTCGTTGACCAACTTCAAAACCTTTTCCCGCGTCAAGTTCTCGTTGGCCCGAATGCCGCAACCGTCATCCCAGCTACAGGCTCCCCGACCGCCGGGCAAGAGCGCCAAATGGTCCGGTATCATACTGGTAAGACGCACCTGGTACTGTTCGTTGTTCCAAATGCCCTCTTCTTCCACCTGTTCACCGATTAGCCCGGTGGAAATCTCCATCTGGACACCACGGTCCAGGTCGCTCAGAAGGGTCGGCATCTTCGCGTTGGCGCGGTTTACGTCAATCCAAACTTCCGCCATCAGCTTGCCGTTTTTGAATTCCGCATTCCGGAGCCGACCGATCGCCCAATCCCCCAGTACGTCCAGATCATGACATGCGACGTACTGCCCTTGCTCGTTCTGCGGATGATTGATTGTTACCGGAATGTTGTTCCAATGCTCAACGCTAGCCCGGAGTACCTCGGCCGGGTAAAAGGCTGGAGCGCCAATAGCACCATGATGGACGCCTTCCACCAGTAAGACGGCCGGATAAACAGCGTATTCGATACCGGCAACCGTTTCCCGCCGGCCAGGCCATTGGAAAAGAATCTTGAAATCAGCCGAATGCTGCAAAGCCATTGCTTCATTCCTCCTGTCTCGTCTCCTCCATGTTGAATAGCAAACCGCCGCCCGTTGCCCCTGTTCCGGGTATTCCCGGCGCATGACGGAATCGGCCATGCAACGGGAAATGTAATCCTGTTGGCGCTCACCTCTTCGCGGCTTCGGTATAGGCATCGATCTCCGCCTCAGTTAGAATTACCAAACGAGTGTTGTGCATCCGTTCCAACTCTTCACGAACCGCACGATCCCCTTTCTCTGCCGCACGAAGCAGCCTGGCCGCGCGCAACCAATCGCCATTAGCTTCAGTACTTACCCCAATAACCGGGGTGCCTCCATCATCATAGTGAAACGACGGTACTGGTACAGGCATCTGAATCCTCGATTAGAAAAACAAGTTCTCACGATTGACAGTAATCTTACCGCCCTTGACTATGTATTCCCGCTCCGTCGCGTAACGACGAGTAATGCCATGGAACAAATGTTCATGGACAATAACATCCTTGGCGTCAAAAATACGCTGAATAGTAACCCCTCCCGCCAGTTCACCAAAGCGCATCGCGACCCCTTTATCCGACGAATAGCCAGCAAGGTTGGGATCATTTATGAAGAATTTGTTCCGTCGAATGTTACGACGAGCTTCCTCTTGAAACTGACGCGCAATAAGCTTTCCTTCCGGCCCATCCGTTCCACGGTACAGAGTAAACTTCTCTTGCTTCAGTACAGTCTCCATGTACGCCTGGTTGAAGGCCCGTAATTTGACATACGCCCGCTGGTACAGTTCGCGGTTATTAACGAACTCTGAAAGAGCTGCCGATATATCCGACGGCGACATAAATTCCTTGAACAGCACGTCAATCTTAGAAAATTCCACCTCTTTTGCGGCTTGCTTCAATGCCATCGGCTGAGGCAGAAAGGAATCGGTCTGCCAGTGGTCCACGGCTTCATACGCTACCCTCAAGTCCGGGTCGGCCTGGACAAAATCACGTACCATGGTAGGCATGGTAGGAATTTTGAAACGGTCCGGATGATACAACGTCCCAGGTTCAATACCACGCGGAGCGGCGGGCCAGCGATACTCATCTATCCATTGTTTCCACTGCTCCGCATACCTGCGTTTCTCTTCCAAATACAAATCCTGGAAATCAGGATGGATGTTTGCCGCCACCGGATCCTCAGGTTCCGCTTTCTCCGCATCGCCCACCACCGGGATCGCAACACACCTGCAGTTCGGATGAGCTGGGATCAGTCCCTCCACTTCGTCCAGCGTCATGGGATTGCGTCGGGTTCGTCGCTCGTAATCCGCGCAAACCTCACAGACACGACCATCCCCTGCGGTCAACCACTCCGCCCTGACACGCACCTTTTCAATTCCAGCGTTGCGGTACTCTGTAATGTTGGCGATATGATGAGCCCTGATCACCTCGGTCCTGGCCAACGTCTTGGCACGGGTAAGGCCGATTTTGTCCACCCGATCGTTGATCATCTGAGCGATCACTAGCGGGTTCCGGCCTTCCGCCAACCCCTGAGCCAATACCCGGCTGATCTGCTGATCCATAGCAGCCGAGATGCCCTTCAGTTCGGAGTAAACCCGCGTATAGATAAGCCCAACCCGGTCCGCGTGGATGGGTTGATTGAACGCCGCCGTTATCGGATCGCCGACTGGGCCAAACTCAGGAATGTCCACACCCTGCGCCCGAAGTTCTGAACGAGCACGACGAATACCTGCCTGATACGCCGAGTCGATATAAATGTTAGTCCAGGGCTCCTCTACCGCACCTCCCAGCCGTTCCCGTTCGATTATTTCCAGGATGCCGGCCTCCTCTTGTTCCTTGAGCCAGTCCATGAACGCCTCGACCTTATCGGCAGAGCGCTCAAACTTGAACTGGCCGGGCCGGGCTTCCGCAAGCGGAATGGTTTGGGGTCGAAGACCAAAGCAGTCGTTATCTACGATAGACCGACGGATCAGCCCCTTCAGCGCTCGAAACCGCTTGTTCATCTCCGCCACGAACTTCTTGCGGATGGTGAGCGTCCGGGTGGGATCAAACTGGAAAACCCGGTTCACCAAAAGGTGATTATGTGCACAAGTACAGTTCACGCAATCACCAAGTTCGAGAAAAACCATCGCAGCACGCCAAAAACGCCGGCAATGATGCAATCCTGTACCTTAACCCCATTCAGATAGGCCTTGTACCGCCAACAGTCCAGAGCGTAAGCCGGGTCGTTGGGGTCACAGGAAACTCTCATATCGTTCCCTCTTCCTCCTCTTCTTGCCGTAGGGATTCGATCGTTCCCGATTCCACCGCATCCATAATCCGGTCCACCTTCTCTGGATCCAATTCCAGGATTTCCTCCAGGAATTGGCGCGGCGGTATAATGTCCGAAGCACCGGGAGCAGAAACGTAGTCCTTGATGGCCGTGGTCCGCGCCTTACCGACTTCGGCCTTGTCCTTCTGGCTGGGAACATTCAGGTCCGGCCACTCCACCGTGTATTCGCCAGTGGACGGTTCCGGGAGGACACCTAACTCGATCAACCGATCAATGAACGACCTGACTATCATAGGCTCCACGAAACCAGTCCGCCGGTCGTCCATTTCGTCGTTCCAGTGCTTCTCGTCCTGGCTAGAGGCCAATTCCCCGCGTTCCGATCCAAGCAAAATCCGCTTGGGGATACCGCTGGCTGCGCTGATGAGCGTCAATTGTACGTCCACATGGTTGGACGGATCGACCACCTGCGGGGCTAAATCCTCGATGTTCACGCCCTGCAGCTTCAGGTACCGCTTCAAGCCATGGACATACTTATCGATCTCCTCGGTCAACGCTGAGGATAGCTGAGTCATGTCCGTTTCCGCGTCCGCCAGAAAAGCCTTACCAGGAAACGCACCCTGCCAAAACATCTCGGCGGAACCGCCCACAATCAGTTCCAGGTTCAGAAGGCGATTGTACGTCCTCTGGAGGCGCGGCGTCCCATAGACGTTCGATTCCAGCAACCCTTCCGCCACGTGAATAACACGGGTATGGTGTACGTCAATTTGGTCGTAGGAATCGGTGGATCCAGGCTTGCGGACCTTCAGCCGGTACATTTCCGGCAAGCCGTATCTGGGACTGGTCACGTCCTCGTTCCACTTGACGATTTCAGCATTCCCCTCCCCGTAAGGCTGGAGGTATAGCAGCTCCAGCCCCTGACCTCGTTGTACGGATTGGCTCAGGTCCGCGCTGTCACTCAAACCGATAAGCAGGACAGCGTACTGTCCAATGCCGGCAAGGATGTCCAGGCGCTTGAGGTAGTGGAACACCCGCATTTCCTTGATTAGGGCGTCCACGGCCTTCTCAAATTCGGTCTGGTCTGCTTCACCCTCCACGATCTTCGGCAACTCCCTCCAGGCACCTTTGACCGGAGCCTCAATAAGCCGGGCCGCAATGTCGCCACGTGAGTACCTCGCCCAATACTCCTCATAAGTGAGCGTGCGGGGATACCCCAACGCCTCGTACAGATCCCGCTTGCCGCCAAAGGATTTGCCGAGTTTCGACGCGACAGCCGCCCGGCTGGCTAGGGCAGAAGCCAAAGCGTACATGGCTTGACGACGCAAGGCGTTGTCGATCAATCCGGCCGGGGCTTTCGTCCGTTTCATCGTTTATTCAGCTCCTTCAGGTCTTCCGGATAGTTCACATCCGGGCTACAATCCCAATCAGGCGTAACATGCACACAATGGATAAGCTGACCCCAGTACAGTGGACGGAGTTGTTCCAGGTTTTCCAACTCTTCCAATGGGGCGGGGGGTAACGAGGACCAGCGCTGCAGCGCGAAATTCCGATAAGCGTAAATCCCGATGTGCTGATACCAATAATCTGGTCCTGCTTTTACCGCCGCCCTGGTAAACATCAGAGCACGGCATTGACGATCCAACCGAACCTTGACCGCGCCTGGTTCGCAAATCCCCTTATCGTGATCGCGACGAACAACCGGGGTTGTGATGTCCGCCCGCCAGTTCTCAATATCCAGAACCAGTTGCTCTACCACTTTCGGTTCTACTCGTGGTAAATCCCCTTGAACGTTCACAATGATGTCGTCTGGCGGATACTGCTTGGCGACATAGGCTACCCGGTCCGTGCCGGACTGAAACGACCCTTCCGTAATCACCACGTTCCCGCCGGCGTTTTCCACCACAGACGCGATTTCTGGGGAATCGGTGGCTACAGTCACATCCCAATCACCCGGTACACCAATCTGCAACCGATCCCATACATGTAAAATCATGGGCCGGTCGTCAATCAACGCCAACGGTTTGCCCGGAAACCGCTTACTGCCGAATCTGGCCGGTATGACTACATGGACCGCCATTACCACGTCCCCGCTTTCTTCCGAAAGACCAGCTTGGAGAAGGCTCCAGAAGCCGCGTCCACCTGGTCTTTGTACTTACCGAACGGAAAATGTTCGTGCTCGTTGATGAACTCCTTATTCCAAGGACCGTGAAGCAACAGAACATTCCCATTGTTGACCTGGACACTGTATGGGTCCGCCCGGAAAACCTTATCCCCAGTCGGTCGGTCGCTGTAAACGACGAATCCGGCCAAATTCCGGATGGTCCCGAGTGCCGATTCTTTGCCGCCGCTACCCGGTTCCTGTTCCTGCCAAATGACTACTTTCGGGCCGTCCGCCTCTGCAGTCTGGCGAATAATCCGTTCCCGTTCGTCTGGTGCCCACTGCCCGCGTTTGACGTCCAACACCATGAATTTCTCGCCGTAGGCAGGGGATTTGATCCGGGCCATTTTGACGCCAACCGTGTAGGCCCCGTCGCCTTGAGTACCGGCCTTGTCCCAATACCGTACTACCTGGAGGATTTCCGGACCGGTCGGGGCTTGGGTGACAACCTGGAACCGATCCACCTTGAACATACCCCCGCCGGCCGGAACCGGGTGCTGACCTATCTGACCAGCATAACCGTATTGTCCTAGGTCCGTCTCCATGTCTCTCAGGACTGACCAGGGCATTCTATTCTGGTCTAATAAATCGTCCCGATAGTTTTCCAATAATTCCACGGGCTTAACCTGTTCCCGATAGTTTCTACACTCACCGGGCAAACACACATGGAAAATTCGTTTTCCTTTCTTACTCAACAAGTGTCCGGTGGGGTCGTCCTCATGGAGTCGTTGCATAATAAGGATCGTCGGGGTTACGGCCTTGTCTACCTTACGAGTACTGAGTGTTTGGTCAATCCACCGATTCGTCTTGGCTAGCTCGGTCTCGGATACCGCCCGGTTGGGATCGAGGGGGTCGTCAACCAGTAGGATATGTCCATGGTATCCGGTCAGAGTACCACCCACCGATGTTGAGTACCGATTACCGCCGTTTTTCCATTGACCGTCCCTTGGGTCGAGGTATTGGAGGCGGAAGTTTGATTTCGTGTCCTTGTCCTGTTTGATCCTTAGCATGGGGAACAGGCGTTGGAACTCTTCGCTTCTGACCAAATCACGGCTTGCTTCCGCGTGTTCGAGTGCCAGGGCGCCTGAGTAGGACGAAGCGATAAACCGCATCCATGGCCAGTTGATCCAACACCAAATCGGGAACATTACGCTACAGGTGATGGACTTGGTGGTGCCTGGCGGGATGTTGATTATGAGGTCGTGTTTCTTGGGTTTCTTTTCTGCTACGTCGCGGGCGAGTTGCATCAATTGCTCGCTAAGGTAGTCAATGTGCCAGTTCCAGGATAACTCGTCCGCGCTGATACATTCCCAGAACGTCCGAATGAAGTAGGCCAAGCTACGACGGCAACGCTCGGCTTGGATTGCTTCCAGGTTGTAGATTGCTGCCATGAACCGCTTGGACTTGGGCAGTTTGGTACGACGTATTGGGGTGCGTTTGTATGTACCACCAGCAGGACGGAGCATCTTATTCGCCGGCCTCCTCCGGGGATAGCGGTTTCATACGCAAGCCCATCTTTTCGGCCAGGGCCAACTCTTCGTCCGAAAAATCGCTGAGGTCAATGTGAACGTTACTGTTGATCGGAATTGGTCCGCCATTGGGACCGCTTAACTCGTGTTTCTGTACGTCGCGCCAGTGATGGGGTTGTCGGTTTTTAAGCCAGAAGATTTGAGCGGTCACGCTGGGTGGGTAGAACTTCTTGACAGGAACGCGGATAACCTCACCGTCCTTGGTGACGTGGATTTTTTCCTCGTCCTTGGTGAAACCAACAGCCCGATCAAATAGGCGTTCACCCACTTTGGCATCCGCTTCGGCACGGCCCCGTAGGATGGCCTCCTTGAACTCGGGTTTGGTGCGCTTCCAGTAATAAAGCGTGTTGGGCTCCACACCAAAGACGAAAGCCATTTCCTGATCGGTAAAACCCAACAAGGCTAACCGATAGGCACGTTCCGGAAAATCGTCGCGCCAAGCACCCTTCTGTCCGCGTTTTCGTTTCTGTCCAAATTTCTGACCCATGTCCGTATTTTACGGTGGGTACGACCGAAAAGTAAACCTAGATAGGTTTACTT